TTTATACTATTCCAGAAATCGTTTATACAAATCAACCAAAAATACAGCAATTTGTTAATAGAAATAAACTAACTAAAATTATTGATGATGATATGAAATTTATTTCAACAGGGTCTTATCATATTCGTTTCAATGTGAATTTTAGACCAATGATCGATAGTAATTTGATATTAGTATGTAATTTGTCATCATTAGAACAATTTTTTAGAATAACTCCAGGACTATATAACCAAATTACTTGGGAAGATGTCGTATATGTAAATAGCGGAGATGAATTATATTTTCAATTGCTTACAACAAAGGGTGACCTTTTTAGTACTGATACAAATAATTTAAGATTGGTTAATACTACTATGGCGGTTCAACAAATATCAACTCAAGATGTATTATAGTTTTAGGAAAAATATATAAAATTGATTTAAAGAGATATCGTAAGATAATATAGGACTTAATAAGATGCCGAGGACACCAATAGACTATTCAAACACGATTATCTATAAGATTCAAAATATAGATAACCCAGAATTATTATATGTTGGTTCAACGACTCATTTTACGAAACGGAAATATGAACATAAAAGTAATTGTAGTAATCCTAATGTTAAGGAATACAACTTTAAACTCTATCAAATGATACGAGACAATGGCGGGTGGGATATGTTCAATATGGTTGAATTATATAAGTTTCCATGTAATAACAAACGAGAAGCCGAATGTGAAGAAGATAAAGTAATGCGTGAGATGAAAGCAAATATGAATTCTATCCGAGCATTTATTACACCAGAGGAACATAAAGAACAAATGAAACAATATAGACTGGAACATAAAGACAAATTAGCAGAATGGAAACAAAAAATTACGTGTGAATGTGGTTGTGTAATAAGAAAAGATGCTTTAGCAAGACACAAACGCACCAACAAGCACCAAGACCTGATGAAATCTATTGAGAAATAAAATATTACTATACTATATAATGGATTGGTTTGAATTAGATATTGAAACAGATATTGAAATGCTTTTACTGGATATGTAGAATAAGTTTTTTAAAATATAAAAAAATAACAATTAATATTTTTTTATATTTTAGTATATTATATAATGAATCCAGAATCCGGAGTCCTATCAGATAAACAACTGCATATTTTGAGTAAGCGTATGCACTTCCCGATAGCTGGTTGCTATTTTAAAGACGAACTCCAACCTGCAGACTTGAAACAAAATACTAATTATATTATAAACTTGGAAAGCGAATTTGATGACAACGGCGAACCTAATAGCGGATCCCACTGGACATGCCTGTGCATTTCAAAAAGGTCGGGTTCAATTTTTCCAATGTACTTTGACAGTTTTGGTTTAAAACCACCACAGCATTTGGTAGATATCGTTCAAAAAAGATTTAAGAAAAAGATAAATTACACAGAAAAAAACTTACAGAGCATGGTCACTGGAATATGCGGATATTATGTCGCAGCATATCTCCATTTTATTTCAGCTTTTCCGCAACGCACTGGCGATATATTGACAGACACAGCTTTGTTCCTCCAAATGTTTAATGACCTTAATGAGGTATCGGATTTTAGAAAAAATGAATGGATGTTACGATTGTTCTTTCAGTCTGGCGATGGTAAATTAAGGGGACTTGAAAAAACTCTTATGAATGATGATGAGCGATTTGATTTCTCCAATATTACGCAGACACAAGATGAGAAAATAGATGTTGATGTAGCTGATATACCTATAAGATAATAAAATATATTGATATATTATAAAATATGCAACCTGACGAAGTTATTGATTTGAGTATCGAAGGAGCTTTGTCTATTTTAATTTTCGTGATCGCATACAAGATTTATAAAATGCGTGTCAAGACACACAGTGCTTGTTGCATAAAAAAAGACAATGGTTCTGGTATTATTATTGACACGCAGAATTCTGGCGTTAGTAATGAGCAAGACGTGTTAAATAAACTATAAGACGTTTTAAATAAATATTTAAGAGAAAAATAAATAATTAAAATCTCATATATATATATAAAAATGGAGTATAAAGTGGTAACTTTGTACAATAGATTAAATGCTTTTTCTGTAAATGTATACCAGATTAACAAAAATGACTTTAAGATTAAGACTCAGATTGGTCATCACTCATATTCATACGATTATGTTAATAATATGTATGATTTAGCACGCGCTTGTTTTTGTTATCTCATTAACGGATATGAATTATTAAATAACCATCTTCAGTACGAATTTGCTTATGCTATACACAGCGGGGATTTTAGTGAATATGAAGAACATAAACCACAAGAAAAGATTGAAGAAAAAAAGATTGAAGGTAGTCCATTAATTCGGTGTTCATCATTTAGAACTGCACATCAAGCTGATGATGTTCAAGAACCGGATGAACCTCCTCCTCCTCTTTCTGAAAATTAAAGACAAATCTTAATTGACTTTTTGTCTTTTTTTTAAAATAAATTTAAAACAAAATAAAAATATATATCTACTGTATAAAATGGATTGCCATTACCATAAACGAAGCAAGGTTATATTGGATTTGTTCATGAAAACTTATAGTGATTATATTGTTGTTTTCACGAAATGGAATGGTGTATATGAAATTATTTTAAACAACGGGAAAAAGATAATGTTGTATGCTGCGACGAAGTGGAATGAAATCGTCAGCAAAATGAACGAGTAATTACTATGATGATAATATAAAAAAATTGAATTTAAAAATATCTTAATGTAGTATAAGTATAGTAATACCTGTAAGATGCCAGTCTGCTACGAAAAAAACAAGGTTCATATCTATAAGTGGCGAGAAAATAACTATGAAACATTAAAAATGTTAAACAGAAAACACCAAGCAAGTCGTTACACTATTTGGAAGGACTATTTGAAGACTTGTCGTGACTTCCGAAAATTGACGCCTGAAATCTTTCAATAAAATATGTTTTTAGGAAATATATTTTATATTTAGGAAAATTTAATTATTTAGGGGGATTATATTTAGGAAAAAAATTGATTTAAAGATATTTTTTTCTCATAGTAGTATATAACAATGAACCAAACTACTGAAACCAACGCTTACAACAATGTTGAATTTTGTCACGGAATAGATGCGAATATTGTCACAGATAAAACTAAAATCTTACCTTGGGATGCTGTCAAAGACAAAATCATTAAACAAAACCCTGATAATAATCTATATGAAGTCACAAAACCAAACAAACCGATAAAAATATTTATTGATATTGATGGAGAAGCTAATAAAAAAATGACAAATGATGAATTTAATATTAAAGTTGATTCAATTATAAACAAATTGTGCCTATTGGATTGTGCTGTCATGAATTCAAGCAAATATGAACATATTTACATTGATAGTGATGGGAAAGAAATGACAAAACATAAATATTCTTTTCGCCTAACATTTCATAAATATATATCATGCATTAGTAAGATGGTGGCAATCATTGAAAACGAGTATTTTCCTATGTTGAAAGACAATTTAAATGGTATTATTGACGTGGATTTTGGTAACAAAACAGAGGATTGTTTAAATGTTGATAAATCTGTATATAGAAGCAAAGGCGTTGGAAAAATGAGAGCGCCAAATGCATACAAAGGGAAAACAGTGAATTTTAAAAACAATCATTATAATTCGTTTGAGTTTGATAGGCCAAATCATATCATAAAAGGTTCAATTGAAGATAATCTTATTCATTATATTGACCCGACTGATGAGTTTATTGATATTAAGGAAGAACCTAAAAATTCAATCATTAATATTGTTAAGAATAAACCAAATATGACAAATGATATGACAAATGTTAGTGAGGTAAAAGCATTATTGGATTTGATTGAACCTGAACATCTATATGAGTATAGTGACTGGACAAAAATTATCTGGGCCGGTAAGTCTTGTGGCGTAGATGAAGAGTTTTTAAAATATATTAGCAAAAAATGTCAAGAAAAATATAGCGATACTGGGTTTGATAAAACCTATAACGCATATAGTTCGCCTACAAATGGTTTAGGAACAATAAAGTATTATGCAAAGCTGAGTAATGAAGACAAATATTATGAGATTTGCAGTTATAACGATACGACAGACAATGAGACAATTTCTACACTGGGAACATGTGAAAATGATGAAGAACGCATTTTCATATCTACTGATGTCTTAAAAAGTGGTGCTTCTGAAATCGCAGAGTGTATCTTACCGAGTATAAAAGACAAACTGAAATATTGTAAAAAGAAATGGTGTATTTATAATGAAAAAACACATCTTTGGGATATTGATGGAACACCTGCTTATATGGTGATAAAACTCATCAAAAAATATATTAAGATTTCTATTAATATAGTATCGTATAAATTAAAACATACGGATAATGATGATGAAACCAAACTATTAACCGACAATATGAAATTCTACCTTAGTCAACTGGGAGCAGTAGATAAACCAAGTTTTACCAGTCAAATAATCAATCATTTAAAATATATTTTACTTGATGATGACTTTTATAATAAATTGGATAATAATCCTTACTTTTTAGCATTTAAAAACGGATTGTATGATATGAGGACTAAAACACTAATACCTGGTGGACTTAAACAAGAATATTATTTAACGAGAACTATTGATTTTGATTACGAACCTTCCAGCGACGAACATAAGGATTTTGTTAAAGATGTTCTTAAGAAAATATGTAATAACAACGAAGAACATCTTAACTATTATTTATCTGTATTTGGGTTTGCTCTATTAGGAGACCCTGAAAAAGAAAAATCATGTTACTTTCTTGTTGGACAAGGAGGTAATAATGGTAAAACACTCATTCTTGACGCTTTGAGAGAAATTATGCCATGTTATACTTCTAAAATTGACAGACAAACTTTTGAAGAAGGTTATACAAAAGCACATAAGCATTTATTCGGCGTTAAAGGTATGCGTATCGTTTATGTTGAGGAATTGCGAAAGGGTAAGAAAGTAGATGAATGTCGTTTAAAAGAGGTTGCTGATGGTAAAACAATAAAAAATGAGGTTATGTTTGGTACGGACGAAGAGATTAATATTTTATTTAAACTTTTCTTCTTATCTAATCATACACCTAATTTCAACCCTGATAATGGTGTACAAAATCGTTATAATCAATTACAATTCAACTCTCAATTTACCAAAGACGAAGAAGACATCAATAGATTGAAATTTATACGAGATGAAAAAATGGGTGATAAACTTAAAAATGAATACAAACATGCTTTAATGGAACTATTATTGGAAAAGTCATATGAATATATTATTAGCGGATTACCATCTATTCCATTGGAGTTTCAAGAAGCAACAAAAGAAACCATTAATGCTAATAATGAGTTTGAAATGTGGTTTGATGAAAACTGTGAAATTGGTGAAGATTTGAGGTGTGGTAAAGAGGAACTTATCCAATGTCATCCTAAAATACCATTCCGTGAATTGACAGACATCATGAAGGGTATGGGTTATAAATATGAACGACAAAAGAAAAAATATGATAAAAAAGGTGTATTTATGGGTTTTGAAATAAAAAATGAATGCCTTATTAACCTTTGAATTAGAAAATTTCTTAATAGTTCATGAAGTTGGGTTCATATAAATATGTATATCTTAATATATATATTTATTTTTTGTAAAAATGCTTATGTTTTAATTGGTTGGTTTTTGAATAAATACCGCCGGAACGCGGAACGCTACGGAACGCTTCCACACAAAGTTTCTCCCGAGGAGCTTCCCTATGAACGACTTTTGTGGAAGCGTTCCGTAGCGTTCCGGCGTTCCGGTTCATTCATAGAGAAATATGTATAGAATTATTATTTGATATATATTATTATATTTGATGTTATTTTTTTGTTAGAAAGAGGTTGAATTGAAAAGAAAAGAAGAATAGTAATAAACATATAACAAAAATTTAAGTAGTTGATACAAATATTTATTCTCATGAAGGGAATGGGTGACCTGACGAATGTAAAGTGATTTAGAATTTAAACATAATATTACAATATTACTAATGAAGCGAAAATATTATATAGGAGATTTAGAATTTAAAACGAAAAAAGAGTGTGAAAATTATACAAGAAACATAATCAATGATTTAGGTTGTTGTATAATACCAAAAGACCATACACATTTTAATTTTTTTGAGAAATTAATCCAAAATCACCCCGAATACGAAGATAAAAAGGGCGTAGGTATAGATTATTTTTATATTGAACCTAACCCTTTGAATATAAAAAGTTTTCAAACAATGATAAAACGAATAGATGGAAGTGAGATAGATTTTAGTTGGGTATATTGTTGTCAATTTAAAGAACGAACAACAATTGATTTTTTGGTGAAAGCAATGAGGGAAGCAATAAAGTATGATACGATTAAATATAAACAACAAAGTGACTTAATCTGTAATTTTTGTAAAACCGAAAAAGAACTATACGAAAATTATCACGTAGACCATCATGAACCTTCATTTAAAACATTAAAAGATAATTTTTTACATCTAACAAAGAAAACTAAACCATTATCATTTGGAGATTGTAAAAAATATAATGTAATCATTTTTAAAGACGAAGATGAAGATTTTAAAAATGATTGGATTGATTATCATAATAAAAATTGTAACCTTCAAATATTATGCAGAGATTGTAATCTAAGAAAGACAAAATAATTAATATATCTATTTATATATATAAATTCAAATGAAAAATTTGTCTATAAATGAGTACAAAGATATCATCAAATTCTACAAAAAAACAATGCCAAAAACGATTTTTAAAGTCAAAAAGAAAGGTCAAATGTTATTGTATAATATGGTTCAAACCAACATCACCGATCAGAAGATGTTATTCATGAAAATGAATAGGCGTAAAAATATTAATAGGACTTTGAAGTATAAAAGAAGTATTGATTTATAAAATTGATTTAAATGTATTATACATATTTATATCAAGATGGAGAGTAAAGTAAAATGCCCACGATGTCGTTGCTGGCGTGAAAAAAAGGAATATCTTAAAAACAACAAAATTCTAAAAACGTGTAATAAATGTCGTGAAAATAGTAAGAAATCAAATGAACCTAAGGAGAAACCCAATGAACCTAAGGAGAAACCCAATGAACCTAAGAACGACCCAACATCATACATTAGGCATCAAAAGATATACAGAAAATTAAACATTGAGTTTATGGACAGAGCGGCGAGACCTGTTCATGTATATAATTTTAAAGCTGTATTAAGTGAAATAAAGACAAATAAAGAGTATTGAATTCATTAATAATATATAAAATTGATTTAAATGTATTATACATATTTATATCAAGATGGATGAAAGTAAAGTAAAATGCTCCCGTTGCCATTGTTGGCGTGATAGAATAGATTTTATTAAAAACAATAAAATTTTAAAATCATGTTTGTCGTGTCGTCAAAATGACATCAAACAAAGAGAGAAACAAAAATGCATACATGGACGGCAAAAAAGCCATTGCAAGCAATGCGATGGTGCAAATATTTGTGAGCATGGACGGCAAAAAAACCTATGCAAGCAATGCGGTGGTTCAAGTATTTGTGAGCATGGACGGATAAGAAATAATTGCAAGCAATGCGATGGTTCAAATATTTGTGAGCATGGACGGCAAAGAAATAAATGCGTGCAATGCGATGGTGCAAGTATTTGTGAGCATAAGCGAGAAAGAAGTAAATGCAAGCAATGCGGTGGAAGTCAAATATGTCAGCATGGACGGATAAGAAATCAATGCAAGCAATGCGATGGTGCAAGTATTTGTGAGCATAAACGGAAAAGAAGTACATGCGTGGAATGTGGAGGTTCAAATGTTTGTGAGCACAAACGGCAAAAACATGCGTGTCAAATATGTAATTTCAATCTATGTCTTATCAATAAACAACGGCAACATATAAAAAAATGTTTCCAATACACAAGCCTAAAAAAACAAAAGTCATCTATTGAATATCTTGGTTGTGATATTGATACCTTTATAAGTCACATGGAAAAGAAACTCACAGACGATATGACATGGGATAATATCCATATAGACCACATAAAACCCGTATCAAAATTTAATCTTGACATTGAGGAAGAATTCAACAAATGTTGTCACTATACTAATCTCCAGCCTTTACTTGCAAAAGTCAATATGAATAAAAGCAACAAATGGACTGACGAAGATGAGGTCTTTTGGAACGAAAATATCATTTATAAAGATTACGATAAAATCTATCTATGAATAAGAAGTATGATAAAAGTATAACAATAAAGCCATAAAATCAATATCTTATTTATTAAATGTATAATACACACTCAAATGTATCATACATTTACAGTTAAAAAACTTTTCCAATTCGTTCAACGAAAACCTAATAAATATATCCAAAATATAAAAATGGATAAATTAAAAGAGTACGCAGTAATGAGATTCATTTTTAATGCACTTCAAGACGGTTACAGTGTAAAGAAAAATGACGATGGAACTTATAGCTTTATACGAAATAAGGATGTCAAATTGTCATCATTCATCAAGAACTGTCTTAAGTAAATATTTATCCAGTA